TAGTCCGCGGGGGAAAGCTGCTGCGTCGCGGCGGGGCCGCCGATCGTGGACGAGTCGAAGGCATTGATCTTGGCGAGCGCCTCGTCCAGCACCGGCTTGACCTTTTCGGAGATCATCCCGAGCGCGAGGTATCCCTGGTAGAGGATATTCAGCTGGATGCGCTTCAGCTCGAAGTCCGCGATGTCGAGAGCGCGCTGCACCCTGGCGGCCTCCGCGGTGTCGCCCATGGTTGAAAGGAGCGACTGCGCAAGACCGAGCAGCTCGGTGCCCGCCTGGGCCTGGAGCTCGTGAACGACGGCGTAAAACTCGCTGGCGTCGAGAGCACCCTTTTTAAAGGCATCCGATAAATCCTGGAGCTTCTGCCCCAGATCGGCCACGTGCTGCCGGGTGCTCGTGATCGGCAGGTTCCAGCCCTGAATTTCCTGCTCGATAAGAGCGTTGAGGGCGCGCAGGTGGGCATCGTTCAGCTGCCAGAAGGCAAGCGCCCGCTGGCCGGTCTGCTCGATGAGCTTGCGCTGGGCGGCCTCCGCATCGGCGAAGGTCTTGTCGACCGCGGCGGCCTGCTTTTGGAAGTCGGAAAGGCCGAACGTCCCGCCCTGGCCCGGCAGGAGCGAGTCGCGCAGCGGGTCGAGGATCGCCTGTTTGGCCTGGTCAATGAGCGCCTGGCGGGCCTGCCCAAGCAGTACCTCAGACGCGTGCGCCTCGTGCGCCCGCTTGGTCAAGTCGGCAAGCTGGAGACCGAGGTCAATGACCGCACCAACGGCCGAAGGAAGCCCGGAGCGGGCGAGCTTTTCCAACTCGGCGTTCATGGAGGCCGTCGCGTCGGCGCCGCCCCGACCGCCCGAGCCGGACGTGCGCAACCGCTTGAGCGCGTCCTCGATTTCCTGGTCGGATATGAGGATTATCGCGTCAATGACGCCCTGGGTCGTGGCGAGGGCGGTCTCGATCGCCACCAGGGCGCCCTCCATCTCGGATAGCTGCTGGAGCTGCAGCTCGTAGACCGTGGCGTCGATTTCGAGCTTCGCCTTGCCGAGGGCCGCGTGGCCTCGCTCGACCTCGATTTGCCCTTTGAGAAGCGCGATGTCGACCTCTAGGCCCGTTTTCTTGATCAGGAGGTCGGACTGGTCCGCCTGCTCCTGGGCCTTCAGGAGCGTCATTCTTTCGTTGAAGGCCTTCGCATCGGCCCGGAGTTGGTCGGCTGGGCTCAGGTTGCGGTTGATGCCGAGGATGGAGTCCTTTTGCGCCTGGATTTGATCCCGGAACTGCGCAACAAGCTTCGTCGTGTCGATCCCAAGGGAAACGGCCCGCTGCATCGCCACGAAGAAGGCCGAGACGGCCTTGTCGATGGCCTGAACGACGCCAGGGACGCCGATATTGGCGACGGACTGCGCAAAGGCGATATCGCTTTGCAGCGCGGCGAGATCGGTCGCCGTTGAGCGCTTGAGCGCCGAAACCACCTCGGGGGGCAGGTGGCCGCCGAGGGTCGCGCTTTGCCGGAGCGCCTCCGCGATGCCAAAGGAGACGGCGTCCTGCATCGAAGAAAAGGTGCGGACGAGCGCTCCGACCACGACCCGGATGACGTTGTCCCTCACCTTGATATCGATCAAGGGGATGCCCTGGAGCGTGAGACCCAGCTGCGCCATCGCCGTGTTCAGGCCCTTGAAAATGTTCAACAGGGCGTCTTTTACCGCCCCATTCAGCTGGTTGCTTGCCTCCCCAATGACGACGCTTCCGCCCATGCGCAGCGAGGCGCTGGCGCTGTCGCCTGCCTTGGTGATCATCGCCCCGAGAACTCCGCCCAGGGCCGCGCCGATCTGGGCGCCGGCCGCGACGTTCCCTCCGGCGAAGTAGCCGACGATCGCCCCGATGATGCCGCCGACGATCGAGCCGGCGCCTGCGTAGTTGCCGGGGAGCTTGCCGCCTAGCGCCGAGGTTCCACCTGTGTTCTGAGAGCCCCCGATATCAAGTGCCTTAAAGAGGGACCCTACCTGACCGACGACGCCGACGATCGCAGACGCCCACTCCGCTGACCATTTCTTCGCTGAAAGCCCGGCATTGGCGAGCGCCGAAGCGAGGCCGGAGAGGGCGATCGCCACCTGGCCCAGCTTTGTCGCGGTGCCTCCGGCTGCGGTGCCGATTTGATCGAAAACCGCGGCCAGGTCCGTGTAGAGCTTGGCTCGGGCCGCGGCGTGCAATTCCTCTTGAGCGAAGCCGCGGGCCTGGTCGTTGAGCTGCTTTTGCCGGAGGGTCAACTCGGCTTCGAGCTGCTCAAGTGTTCGGGTTTCACCCTTTTGGCTCACCAGGTGAAGCGCCTCGGTGTGGATCGCGAGCGCCTGGGTCGCCGCGGAAAGGAGGCCGTATTTTTGAAGAGTGTCGGCCGCGGATTGCCCCAGCTCGCGTACGGCCGAGCGATAGCTCTGGTCATCCTTGAACTTGGCCTCCGCCCGGGCGAGGGCCAAGTACTGCGCCTGGAGTTCCTTCGTGACGACCGTCGCCGTTTTCTCGACATCAGCAAGGAGGTGACGGCCGATCACCTGAGCCGCGATGGCGTTGACACGCTTTTGATCGAGCGCAACCCTCTCGGCCGCCACTTGATTCTCGATGGCGAGCTGATCCGTGAGCGCCGTTGAGGCGGCGAGGTTCTGACTCTGGGCATCGGCCAAATCGGCTTGCGCCTGCCGCCGTGCTACGGCAAAGTCGTAATCCCGCTTCGCGTTGGCGACGGCGATGTCAGTTTGCTGGTTCGCCAGCACCCGAGCCCGCGCCTCCTGCACAAGCCGCTGGACGCGCTCGTCCAGCAACGGGATCCCGTTTTTGAGCGCTGCGTTTTCGACGTTGAGCTGCGCCGCCGCCAGTTGAGATGCAAACGAGTTCCGCGCGGTGGCGTCGGCGAGCTTGGCCCGGTTCGTGACCGCGGTCGCCTGGTTGGCTTCCCCGCTCGCGAAGATCTGCTGGTTCAGGCGGGCGGCCTGGTTCGCGTCGGAGAGGGCGGCCGTACTTGCCCGGATGCGCTGCTCCTCCAGGGCGGTCAACTCGATGCCGGCCTTCTTTGCTCGCTGGCGGTCGGCCTCGATGAGCCTTTCGGCCTGAGCGACGATCGTCGCCTGCCGCACCGCCTCCGCCCCCTGAAGCTCCGCCGAAGCAAGGGTTGCGGCGCTCCGGGCCTCCAGCTCGCGGGCGGCGATCGACTTCTCGATCTCGAAGCGGGCGTTTTCGACCGCCTTGGAAAGGTTGTTGTGGCCCGCTGCGTGCTCGGCGAGGGAGGCCCTGCTCGCCTCCAGCTGTTTCTTCTGCGCGTCAAGGGCGGCGGTGCCGAGAGCCACTTGCTGCGACCATACCTTGACGACGTTGCCCAGGTGCTGGACATCGGCCTGAGCCTGTTCGAGTTGGACGTGGATCTGCCCCGGAGCGATTTCCTGCCCGGGGCGTTGCGCCATGGGATTGGCGTAGGCGTCGCGAAGCTGCTGGAGGCGCTCGTTCGCCTGGGCGTATTGCAGCGACACGCCGCGGAGCGCTTCGGTTCGGTTTGAGAGGGCGGCGGCCTCGTCGTCGATGAGCGCCTGCTGGTGGGCCTGAAGCGCAGCGGTGTCTGCCTTCCTCGCGGCCTCGGCGGCGGCGATGGCATCCTTCGCCCCATGCGCAGCAGCGACCTGGTCCCGGTAAGTCCGCGCGATGGCGGCGAGCTGGCCCTCGAAGGTTGAATCGCCCGCCTTGAGTACTACCGGCGAGCCGGAGAGGATCGCCTGCGCCACATTCGAGCGCTCGGCTTCCGTCCTTGCCTGGCGCGCAGCCTGCGCGACGGTCAGGTAGGAATCGGCGAGCTTGCCGAGCGAGATCGAGACCTGGTTCTCCCTCGCGACGCTGTCGAGGAACGCCTGGTCGGCCGCGCGGCTGGCGTCGGCCCACCTGTTGAGGGCGATGATAACGACGCCGATCGCAACCGCGACGGCGCCGATGGGGTTGGCGGCGATCGTCGCCCAGAGCGCCTCCAGTCGGAGAGATAGCCACGCGATGATGTTTCCCCAGGCCGTCGCCGCGCTGCCGTTGGCGATCATCGCCACGGTTACGGCCGCGATGAGGATGGGTAGGTTCGTGAAAACGAGCGCAACCCCCTCGCCCGCCACGACCACCGCCCGGAAGGCAACCGTGATTGCCGTCGAGAGCCCCGAGAAATCGCCCGCAGTGGCCGCCGCCTTGATCCGGGTGGCGATCTCGACCAGTTGCGGCAGGAGGCCGTCAACCAGCGCCATCGCCAGCTCCAGGGCAGCGACCTTGGTCTGGCGGAAGACGAAAGCCGGGTTGGCCTGGACGAGCTTGAAGGCGTCATCCGTCGCGTGCCCGATGCTCGCGTTCACCCGATCCTGGATCGCGACGTATTCCCCCGCCTGCGCCTTGGCGTTGCCGAGGACCTCGGTCAAGGCTCGGACGTTGGGGATGATCCGGGCGAGCGCTTCCTCGTTGCCGCCGAACTTCTGGACGAGCTCGACCAGCGCCTGGGCCAACCCCTTGTCGTGGATCGAGGCCTTCAGGGCATCGAGAGAGTAGCCGACCGATTTCAGGGCGGCGTCGGCCCCCCTGGCTTCCTTGAGGGTCAGGGCGGTGAGGGTGCCTCGCAGCGCCGTCACGGCCTCGTCCGCCGAAAGCCCGAGGCGGGTCATGCCGGCAACGGCGGCGCCGACCTGGGCGAAGCTGACGCCCACCGTTGCGGCGACCGGGATCACCCGGCCGAAGCTGCCGGCGAGCTGGTCAACGTCAACGTTGCCCTCGCGGGCCGTAGCGATAATGACATCGAGGGCCGCCTTGGCCGACAGGTTTCCAGCCCCATAGGCCAGCATGGCGGCCGTCGCCGCCCGGGCGATTACGGTTTGATCGCCAAGCCCGATCGCCGCTCCCATGGCCGACGCCCGGAGCGCGTCCTCAGCTTGGGCGCCACGAAGTCCCGAGCTCGTGATGGCGAAGAGCGCTTTGGCGTTCTCGTCCGCGGTCTGCCCGGTCTCCAGGGCCAGGGCGTGAACGATTCCCCGGAAGCCCTCGACCTCCTGGGCGCTCAGGCCGACCAGGGTGCGCAATCGGGTGAACGAGTCCTCCAGGGCGATGGCTTCCTTGACCGCGTCGGCGAGCGCCTGGCCGATCTTGATCAGCCCGCCGTAGAGGACGATCCACTTTGCGGCCTGGAGGACGGAGTCGAGGATGCCCCCCATCGCCGCCCAGAGAGCGCTCGACTCGCGCTGCGCGGCCTGCACCCCCAGGAGGGCGGCCTGCTCAGCCTCCAGGGCGGCGACCTGGGCGCGGATCGCGGCCGCCCCCTCCTCATTGAGGACGACGAGCTGCCCCTGGGCGCCGACCTCGGCGACCCCGGCTTGCAGGAGGGCGTTGCGGAGCGCGAGCTGTTGGTTGTAGAGGGCGACCGCCGCGGCGCCCTGGCGCTCGGCGGCGGTGCGTTCGGCGGTCTGGGCGGTGTTGGCCTGAAGTGAGGAGAGGGCGGCGGCGAGCTGGCGCTGCGCCGCCGCCTCGGCCGAGGCAGCCTCCGCGTCTCGCTCCCGGGCGGCAACGATCGCCGCCAGCTCCCGAGAGAGCCGCTCCTGGGCCACCAGCTCAGCTTCAGCGGCCGCAGCCCCCGGGGTGCCGGGGGCTGCCCCGGTCGCGGCGACCTGCGCCCGGAGGGCTTGCGCGGCCGCCCAGGCCCGCTCCGCCTCCGGACCCTGGCGGGCGATCTCCAATTGGGCCCGCATGACGGCAGTGCGCTCCTGAAGGCCCGCGATGTTGGCGGCTACCTGGTTGGCTCGGGCCATCTCGGCGGCGGTGGCCCCGGTCGCCTGCTGGATCTGTTGGGCGAGGGCGATCTGCTGGCGCTGGACTTCGGCGGCGGCGGCCATCTGGCGCTGGATCGCCTCCACCATCTCGGCGGTTGCCTGGGCGCGGCGGCGCTCGGCGGCTGAGTACTGGTCGGCGGCGGCAGTGGCGGACCTCGAGGCCTCGCCGCCCCGCTTCACCGCATCGGTGAGGGCGCTGGTCTTCTCGATCGCCGCGTCCTGGCCCTCGGGGATGATGGCCAAAACGACGTCGAACTCGCCGTCAGCCATCGGTGTCCCGCCGCAGCGGCTCGCGCGGGCCGCCCAGGTCCACGGGTATGGCCCTCTCGATACTCTCTCGAATCCAAGCCGGCAGAGCACCCGGCAACGACCCGCCGGACAGTATTCCTTGTCGCGCCAGAGCGACGGCGGCGCCGAGGTACGCCATGGACCGCAACTCGGCCGGGCTTATCTGCTCTCCGCGTCCGGCAGGGAAGGTGCACAAACAATGTACGTTCTCATCGTGCTCGGAGAGATCAAACCACGCCTCACGGTCCATCGGTTCATCGGGCCGCTCGGATGACCACGAGAGAGGCACTTTAACGCAATAGTTGTGGCATCCCATCACTACTCCTCCTCCCGGTCCCGCGTCTCGTCCGTCTCGGGCGGCGCCATCATCTCCTCCGTGAGCCGGGAGCGCACCCCAGCGATGAAGTGAAACCACCCCTCCCACTCGGCGATTTCAGCGCGCAGGCGCACGCCGTGAAACCTCAGGAAAGCGAGCATGTCGAGGAAGAGTATCGCACCATTCTCCGCCCGGGCGATACATCCCTCCACCCACAGGATGATATTGAGGGCCGGCGGAAGCTCGGGGATCTCCGGGTAGGCGGTGCCGAGAGCAACGCCCCCGCAGTCCGGGCAGGTATCACCTTCCCCGTGAAGGGACGAGCGCCAGCGGTGGCCGCAGGTGAGGCAGAGCGTGCCCCACCTGTTGTTCTCGTAGAGCAGCTCGGCCATCGTGAACCCGTGCGAGTCCGTACCTTCGCAGGCCGGGCAGGTAGCCAACTCCCACTCCTCGCCGCACTCGGAGCAGATCGGCTCCAGTAGTGCCTCGTCCAGAAAGTCGCAGAAGGGGCAGCGTCTCGGGTCCCACTCGACGCCGCACCCTTCGCACTTCCTGGACTGCTCACGGCTCTCTAATCCCCGGCGTTGGCCGAGGGGGAGGGGCTGCCAGTCGCGATAGAGCCATTCGAGACGGCGGCGGATTCCCCCTGGGCGGTCGCCTTCTGCGCGGACTGGAACGCCGCAAGGTCGTCGGCGTAGTTGGTGAGCCAGCGGGCGAGAGCGTCGCCCACGTTGTCGCCGCCAAACAGGTTTTCGATCGGGTCGCCAGCTTCGTCCAACTCGGGCTCGCCAGTCTCCGGGTCGGCCTTGAGAACGGGAATGGCCTCCTCGCCCTCGCCCGGTACCACCCACGTGCGGTGATCGAGCAAGGTAAGCCGGCCCTCCACGGTGGAGAGATCCAGTTCCAGGCCGTTGCGCCTGAAGATCGCCGACCCCCGGAAAGTGACGTGCGGGACGAAGCCGCCCTTGCCGTCTGCGGCGCCACGGAGCAGCACCGCGGCGATACCCGGCTTCTGATTCCGAACGGTCTCGATGGGGGTTTGGGCGTCCGGCTTCTCCGCGAAAGCGCGCTCAAGCTTCTGGTAGCTCTCTCCCGCAGTCAACTTGCGGCCCGACCGGAAACCGGCGGGTGCCAACTCGCGGAGCGAATGCTTGGAGACGGCGACGCGGGTCCGTTCCGCCGCCGGACTGTCGTTGATGCGTTCGGTCTCGACCTTTAGCCAGTCGGGATGATTCGAGCGCAGGATGTCGGCCTCGAAGCCGAAACCCCACGGGTCGGCAACTCGCCGGGTGTCCGGGATCACTTTGCCCAAGAAGCCGTTCAGATCCATTCGTCTCTCCCTTCGGAAAGGCGGCCGGCCACGGACCGGCCGCCAAGAAGTCGACTTAGAGGTAGATCGCAAAGGTGTTGTCGGCTGGAGGAGTCCCCGCCACGGTCACGGTGCGGCTGATCCAGATCTGCCCCTCGATCGGAAGAGTGATCTGCATCTCGGAAGGTGTGTTTTTCGCCCCGCCGAACTGGCCGAGGTCGGTGATCTGGACGGCGACGCGGAACCACGGGTTGGCGGGACCGCCAGCGACCGCCCCCTGGTAGCAGATCATCCAGGACGTGGGGTCGGGCTGGTTGAACTCGGTCGCCATCTTGTCGGAAAACACCGACCAGTCGCGGGAGTGGAAGGCATGGAGCTTCAACTGGTGGGCGGGGTCCAGCTTCTCGGTCTGCGGACCGACGCTCAAGTAGCCGCCGGTGTCCACCGTGCCAGCCTTGGGCATGATGGACGCCTCCTTAAAATAGGGCTTCCCGGAGGCGTCCCACGCGTAGGACACGCCCAGTGAGCCGGGGCTGAAAAGCACGATCGACTTCCGGGGAATCAGGCGGGCATCCGACATGCTCCCTCCTTTCGGGGTGGGGAGGTGAAAGGTTTACTTCGAGAGCAGGTTCGCGGCCGCGCTGACCTCGACCTGGCCATCCGACAGCGAGTCTACGACAGTAAGGCGCACGGCCCACCACGTTTCTCCGGGGAGTGGCGTCACGTCGCCGTCCAGCACAACATCCTGCGCCCGCGGTGCCAGGAGATGGCCCCCGGTCGGCGGGTCTTCGTTGGTGAAGAGGACGAAGCCGGTAGCCGCAACGATCGGCGTGGTAAAGCCAGCGCCGCCGGCTGCGTCGTGGAGCAGCTCGACTTGGAGGGTTGCCACCCCCGTTCCGGTGAAGCTGTGGCAGTGGACAGTGAGCACCAGGCGCTTCCCGGCCACCAATGCGCCGAGGTTGACCGGCGTGGAGACGTAGACCCCCGCTGTTCCGCCCGACTCCGTCAGCGGCGCCGGCGTCGCGGCGCGGGAGGTAAAGAGCACCTTTCCGAGGTTCGGCGCCTCACCGTCAGCCACGTCGAACGAGGCGGAAAGCTTCTTGAGCGCGTTCTTCGTCGCGGTCTGGGGCGCATCAACCGTGACGTACTTTCCCCAGAGCGCGGGATCGCCGGGGAGCGCCATCGGGGATAGCTTGGCGCTGGACCGGATCAGAAAAAGGACGCTGCTCGACTCGGCGGTGTCGGCGAGTTGCGCCAGGATCTTGGCCTCGTTCGCGGTCCCCCAGCTATCGATGAGCTTGACCGGGGCCTTATAGTCCCCCTTGTCGGCGAGCTTGCCGGGCTGCTCGTATTCCTCGCGCTCGATCCGGTCGCGACTGAGCGCAAAGGTGAAGTTGGCCGCGCCCGTACCAATGATCTGGCCGTCGATCGAGATAACCTGGCCTCCGTTGATCTCGCGCGGAGACGCCATCTACTCCTCCTTCCCGGCGGCAGTCGGCTCAGCGTCGGCGGGGGGAACGGAACCGGCCGCGAGGTCGACCCCGCTCTCGACGGCGGGAGGCCCCTTCTGCTCGCGGCGGGCGGCGGCCTTGAAAAAACCGTGATCCCGGAGGTAGGCGAAGCGGACGGGTGCGACTTCAACCGCGCCCAGCTCGACGGCCTCCTGGGCATTGTCGGCGAGGACGGTCCCGGTCTCATGGCCGGCCCAGGGCTTGGCGAGGATGTCGTGCATCGGGTCCTCCTCAGTCGACGAACGGGACGTAGAGGTTCACGACGGCCCACGGACCCCGGCTGCCCTGGGTTTCAAGCTTCGCGGTCTCGCCATCGAAGCACAGGAGGCGGGCGGGGTCATCGGAGGCGGCGTCGAGGACGGCGGCGATTCCGGCCTGGACGAGGTCGAGCGCCGCGTCCTGGGCGCCGTCCTCGGAGTAGATCGAGCAGATCAGCTTGCCGGTGCGGGGCGGCGCGCTCCCACCCTCGTAGGTGCCGGTGAGCCGGTCATAGACCAGGCGCCAGGCCGCGAAGATGGTCGGGGTCGCCCGCCTCCCGGACGGGACCGGGTTGGGCACCAAAGCGGTCCTCTCCGGAACGATGCCGCACCAGCCCCCCGCGGCACCCGGAACCGGGGCGGTCACCGGGGAGGCGGCTGGCACGCCGTCCGGGGCGAACCCGGCCAGTACCCCGCGGACGTAGGACTTGTCGGCGGCCCGCCAGTCCATCAACCGCGCTCCCCCGGGGCGGCGAGATGGCGGCCCCCCTCGCGATCCCTGGCGGCCTTCTCGATCTTCTCCATGCCCCGCACCAGGCGCCGCAGCTTGGGGGAAAGGAGGAGCCGCAGGTTCCAGAAGAAGGCCTTCATGTCAGGACCTCGGCTGGAATTTCGGTGTCGGCCGCCATCACCAGGAGGCTCTCGCCGTCCCGCCGGGCCGCGAGCCGTCCCTGGTCTACGAGTCGCTGAGCGGACTGCACGAGCCGGAGTTGGTTGGGGTCGGCCGACTTCGGGTAGACCGCGATGCCGCCCCATGCGCGTACGAAGGCGAGGAGGGCGTCATCCTCGACCGCCACCAGCGCCGCCGGTCGCGGTCGGGCGCTGTGCAGGCCGGGATTACCCGCCGAGCCTGGCCCTTGCTCTCTCGATTCCATTGGCCACGATAGTAGCACGGCGGTCGAGAAGTGCCTGCACCGTGGGCCCGTAGACCCCCTCCGGGGCCTGTTTCGACCGGCCGGCCTCCAGGATGCCGGCGTACGAGCCGGAACCCTCCTTGCCCTCGACGGCGTTCGCGATGTAGACGACGCTGTCGGCGGGCGAGCCGGCAACCGCCTCATGCACCCGGGCCACACCGTCGACCGGGTAGGCGGTCATGATGGGCAGGTGCCGGGTCACAACCTCGCCGACCGCGGGGGTGTGGGAGGCCCGGTACCGGCCCGTCTTGACCGGCGAAAGGGTCTCGAGCTCGGCCATGGCCTCCTCAGCGATCTCCAGGCGGACGGAGTCGTAGAGAGCGTCTACGGCCCGGGGGAGCCATGCGGCGAGGGCGGGGCCCAGGGCGTCGAGGCCGCGGAGGTGGTAGACGGACACCGGCCCTTAGACCTTCGGAAGGAAGACGGCGAGGGCGCGGTTGACCGGGACACCGGCCGCAACGGCGCGCTCGAAGAGGCCGATGCGTCGACCCTCCCCGCGCGTCCGCAGCATCCGGATCTGGAGGCGGGCGACAGCGACCTGAGCGCGAAAAAGTAGGCGCTCGGTCTCGCGGACGAGCACCCGGGCCCGGTGCAAGTCGGGCCTGAGAATAGCGTCCTCGGTCTCGGCGCACAGTGCCGCGAGGACTGGCGAAAGTGCGGGCGCCGCGCCTGCGCCCAAGGTGACTCGCGCGCCGTGGACGGTGAGCTTCATGGGGGGGCATTGTAGCACCCCGGGAAAGAAGGGGCCGGCCGTTAGCGTCAAAGAGCTTGAAACTTCCCGGCGGGGGAGGGTCCCGCCGGGCTACTACGCATTGTCGGAGCTTTGGACTGCGGGCGACCGGCTCGTCTCCTGGCCTGCCCTCGGAACGTCGCCGCCACTCCTCGGCTCCAAGGACTCCCGTACCGGGCTGAACCGGCCTCCCCTCGCCGCCCCTCTTCGCGGTGTCTCGATGGTGTCGGGGGCGGGATTTGAACCCGCGACCTTTGGGTTATGAGCCCAACGAGCTACCAGGCTGCTCCACCCCGCGGGGAGATTCTACGCCCCCACGATCAATTTCCAAAACGCCCCATCGCCCACGTCCCCGCCCGCGACCCGGCCGACCGTGCCGTCCGGGAGCGTCACCATGTCGTTCAGCCGCGGCTGCGTAGGCGCTCCCTTGCTCGGGATCGTCACAGTCGCGCGGTAGCTCTCCTGGAGGTGGCGGACCGCGTCGGAGCGCTTGCGATAGGACACCTGGCAATCGCGGAAGGCGAAGAGCGCCTCGCCGAGGACCTGGACCTGGGTCGCCTCGACCGCGGGAAGCGGCGGCGGGCCCGGGTCTTCCGGGTGGGTGGCGAAGACGGGAGCGAAAAGGTCGGGCGCGATGGCAACGGCCAAGGTAAGCCCGCCAGGAGGCGCCGTCGCGTCGGCCGTCAGGGTATACGTCTCGCCGCTGATCACGAGCCGCGCGCCAGCGAGGAGGGTGCCGGTCATCCGGCCGCCGCCGGGGAGGGCGAGGACGAGAGCAGTTGCGCCCTCGGCGGCGTCGGCGTGGAGCTCCATGGCCCCCACCGCACCGTCCGGGTCGAGCGAGGCGAGCGAGGAGGGGCGGGCCAGGAGGATGGTCTCGCCCCCCAGGAGCCCGGTGACCTGAGGCGCGAGGTTGGCCCAGATCGCGGAGAGGTCGGTCACGTCGCCTCGTCCGCGGCGCCCGTCCACCCGGTCACAGCTTCCCCCGATAGAGCGCCAGCGACAGAGTGAGCTGCGTGGGGAGCCCCGAGAGGACATCGAGGTCCTGGTCCTTGTGGCGCAGGAAGTCCACCTTCATGCCCTCGTTCTCCAGCCGCTGGAAGTTGGGGGGCACCGCCCCGAGCGCGCGCCGCCATTGGAGGAGCGCGAGGAAGTCATCTTCGATCGCCGCCGGCAGTCGCTCCACTCCGGTAGGGGGCTCGCCGTCCATCTCCTCCAACCACCAGCCCGCCGAGTAGGTGATCGTCCAGTCCGGCACGGACTCCACCCCCGCGCCGCCGACGATGAGCGAGAAGGGCGCCGGGGTGTAGCCGGCGAGGTCCTGGTACCGAAGCGGGCTCGCGGGGTCGTAGAGCCCCCAGGAGCCCACCCGCGTGAGGGTCGACTCTCCGAACTGGCCCCGGTCGAGCCGGTAGGCGTTGGCGGGAAACGAGGACCCGCGCCAGTCGAGAACGGAGGAGACCGCCCACGCTGGCCGCGCCGAAAGGTCGAGCACGGGCCCCACGGCGCCGGCGACCGCCTCCTCCCAGACCCCGTATCCAGGATTGAAGCGGAGGTAGCCGGCCACCAGGCCCGAGATGCCCGCCACCTGCCGGGTGAGTGTCGGCAACCCCGAATCGGGCAGGCCCAGGATGCCCTGAACCGTCGTCGGGGCCATCAGGTTGGACGTGGACGGCGGGGTGATCGCCTTGAGCATGGGGGGATTCTACTCCATCCCGGATTTCTGTGCTCTTGCGTCGGAAGTTGTTTCGTGGTAGCTTCTGGGCATGGCCAGCGAAACGCAGCAGAACGCGCAGGCCGCAGGGGAGGCCCGCCCATGACTCGCCGCGAGCAGGAGGCAGCGCGCGAACTCTGGCTCGATCTGATGCTGGTGCGGGCGTGGTTCAAGAACATGGACGCACGCCTCGATGCCTACGACCGCGAACTGGAAGAGATTATTGACCTGTTCCGCATTCTTGCCTACATGCTGACTAACGAAAAGGAGAGCCCATGACGAAGAGACGCCCAACTTCAACCCCCCCTGCCACCGCGCGGGCCAATGTGGACGCGCTGGCCGACAAGCTGGTGGCCTTGGGGGGCAGGACCCGCCTCCGGATCGTTCTACTGCTCAACGAGTCACGCGGCGAGGTTGCCGTCAAGGACATCGCCGCGGCGTTCGGGATCGCGGTTTCCGCCGTTTCGCAGCACCTCTCGAAGCTCAAGGCCCTCGGCCTGGTGACCTTTACCCGCGATGACCAGAGCCGGTTTTACCGCCTGACGGACGATCCCGCGACGGCGGCGGTGCTGGCGCTGGCGGGGGTGGCGGCTTGAGGCTGCTGGCGCTCCTCGCGGTGCCATTCGCCATTCTCGGGTGCGGCGCAGTCGATCCCGCTCCGCCCGCCGATATCGCTGCCCACCTCATCTACTTCCGGGACCCGCGAACGGGCGTTTGCTTTGCGGCAGTGGGATCGGAGAGCCACGCGGGCTACGTCGTGACTTCGATCGCCACCGTTCCGTGCTCGACACTCGGCAAGAAGGCAGCGACGCCGTGAGCAACCGCATCCTGCGTGGCATCCGCATCTCCGGCTCGTCCGGCCGCTCTTTTGACGGCGATTGGATTCCTCGGCATGGACGCTTGCCGGCGCGCCTACTCCACGCCACCATCCGAACGTGCTGCGCGTTCGGAACCTGCTACCTACTTGTCCGCGGCCATACCATGCTGGCCGCGATCGTGCTGGGCTTCGGGCTGTCGTGGGTGCGGGAATGAAGCTCGGCGCTGGTGTTGGCGGGGATTGAATGGCCGCCCAGCCATCGTTCTATGACTACCAGCAGATGCGAGCTAACGCTCGCATCTTGGCGACCTTCGCGCAGCGCGCCTCCGGGGCGCAGGCTGCGGCAGCCGGCGCGCATCATCGCGCGATAGCCGCCCAGCTCTTCGATCCTCGACATAGAGCGCTCGAAACGAAGCTGGCCGAGATTTTTGAGGCCCGCGTTCTGGATCTTATGCGCGCCGAGGGCGCCTGCGGCGCCCCGGCCACCCCGTGCGGACCTGCGAGACCATCGAGCCGATGCCGCCCTCTCAGTATCGAATGTTTGGTGGTGCAGTCGACCCGCCTAATTCCTCCGCCTTCTAAGCCGCTCGGCACACCGGCACGCGGGGTGCGCCGGCGGCCCTTTTCCGCCCCGTAGCGGGTAGGTGCCGCCGATCGGCGCCCGCTTCCCCCGGAGTGGGGCGCAGATCTTGGGGCAGGCGCCAGGCACGGGCAGCCACTCCTTCTCCCAGACGCGCGGATCGAGCTGCAGCTCGCGCACTCCATCCTCCCAAATCAGGTTCTGGGAGAGCCGGGCCGCGTGGATCGTCTCTGTTCTCGCGATCGAGAGCGTGCGGGAGCGGAGCTTGCGCCGGCCCTCGCGCTCGACCATGCGGGCGACCTGGTCGTCCGGCCTCCCCTCCGCTTCGAGCTCGGACTGGTACTTGGCGAGCGCTCCGGCCCGCCGGGCGTCCAGGCCCACCACGTCACGGAGGAGCCGCGCCGAACCGGCCGGGTTCCTCCCCAGATCGAAGCCCTCCGCGATGATCTGGCGCACCGCTTCCCGCTGGCCGGCGCCGATGCCGGTGATCAGCTCGCCTACCATGGCGCGCGCGGCAACCGCGGCCTCCCGGCGGAAGAGGGCCACGTCGAGCGGGGGGACACCGGCCGTCTCGGCGAAGATCAGCTCCCCGGCGGCGGTCGCGCGATAGATCAGGTCCGAGAAGAGAGGGACGAGGTCGACGAAGACCCGGCCGATCATCGTGTCGAGGTGGAGGGCGGCCTGGAGGTCCGCGAGGTTGCCGCCGGCGAGGATCGCCGCGAGGAGGTCGAGGTCCACCTCTTCCCGCACCCCGTTGACCGCGGTCTCGATCACGGTCCGGATCGGCTGCTCGGCGCGGCCTGTGTGGGTGCGGATGATCCGCTGCTCGGGCGGGATGGGGAAGGCGAGGACCACGGCCCAGGAGTGTAGCAGGAGAAAAAAGGGGCCGGGCGTGAGGGTTCCGCCCGGCTCTTCGAGGTAACTGAGGAGTCTATTCTACTTCTTTTCGGCGGCCGCCGCACGGCGGGCGATCTCGGCATGGGCGGCGTCGCCGTACTGCGCCTTCTCGCCGTACTTCTTCAGGTAGGCGTCGGGCTCCATCTGGAGGGTCCATGTGTCGGACGAAGCTTTTGTGTCCTCGGTGGGCGACTCGCCCTCGGCGGGGGCGGGCGGGGAAAGGCGCTCGCCGATTCCCTTCATGACGTGTTCGAGCGCCTCGTGCTCGGAGGTCAGCTCGTACCCTGCGTCGATCGCCACGATTCCGCCGCCCTTGCCCATGTGGGGCTTGAGGGCCTTCATCGCGATCTTCGGTTCTGGCATCGGAGGCTCCTTTGGCGCGAATCTCACGCCGGACCATGGGTTGTGAGGGGGCTCCGGTCCAACGGCGGCCGGAGCTCTCTCGATTCGGATCGATCCATGACGCTCGTCCACAGCGTTACGCCGGGGCGTTGTCGAAAGTGCCGGCGACGAACGCCTCGGGGCGCCGGACGGCGAGCCCCAGCCGCTCCTCGGCCAGAACCGTGACCAGGTTGTTGATGAAATCGGCCTCGTTCTGGTCGGCGAACCGGACGTTGGCCTGCTCCCGGTCGTAGATCGTGGCGGCCCGGGCGAAGTCGCCGGCGAGCCAGGTGTCTGCCTTGATGGCCCGGGTCACGACCAGCGGCATCCGCCACAGAGCTTGCCCGGCCGCGTAGGGGTTGAGCCCCCCCATCGACGCCTGGCTATCGACCCAGATGTACTCGTTGGTGGTCGACTTCTCTAGCTCGATCCCCTCCCAGACGGTCGGGTGGATGACGACGCCCGATGCCTCGAAGTCGGCCAGCTCAAGGAGCGTGCGGCTCCTGCGGATGGCGTCCGTTTTGGTGTCGCCGTGGGCGCCGGCGCTCCACTTGTACGCCTGGATGTCGGGGTCGGTCAGGATGCCCGAGATCTGGCTTCCGGCGCCGGTCGCATAGAGGAGGGCAATGTCCTCCTTGCGCAAAACGCCGTAGATCAGATCCGAGTCGACGCCCTGCCGCAGGCCCGGCATATCAGCGTCCAGTTGGCGGGTCATCTTCATAAAGTTGGCGATGACCTGGACGTTGGCCGTCCGCTCCTCGAAGAACATCTGGGCTTCCGGCTTCGTGGCACCTTCCGCGACGAAATCCGAGGAGCCGTAGTTGTTCATGCGGGTCGCGGTGATCGTCCCGGTCGCCGGGGAAACGGTGCCGCTCGCGACCGCCATCGTGTAGGTGTTGGCGGTCAGGACTTTGATGTAGCCCGCGATGTTGTAGCCGGCCTGGTTCGCCCCAGCGATCAAGATCCGGTCGTGGTCATCGTAGCCGTGGGCGGTCTGAGTGATCGTCGCAAGCCCACCGGTCTGGGTGATCGAGGTCACGGCCGCGGGCGTGACGCCAGTGAAACCCTTCTGGCGGATGTAGACGACTCGGTTGCGGTCGATCGGCACCATCGGAATGAGGTCCCGGATGCGCAGCGACCGGCGGGTGAGGGGCATGTAGCCCGGGAGGTAGAGCGGCGGGATCAGGTTCGTCGTCGCGGTGGTGGAAAGCGCCTTGCGCACCTCGGCCGCGGGCACACCCATAAACGCCGGCTCGTTGCCGAAGGTCTTCATGGCGAGCTGGGGCAGGTCGGCGGCGCGAACGCCGCTGTTGCTGCCGTATGCGGAGAAGACCTCCCGCTTGCCCTCGATCACCTCGATCAGCCGCTGGCCGGCGGTCTTGTAGGCCTCGCCGCCGTCGCCTGGCATCCCGAGGCCGCGCTGCATCGCCTTCTGCATCTCATCCATCTGCTCCCACCGCTTCGTCAGGTCGCCCTTGAGGGACACCAGCTCGGCCTGCGCCTGAGAGATGGCCTTCAAGTTGTCGTCGAGGCTCTTCTCCAGCTCGGTCATCTTCTTGCCGTGCTCGGCAGAGGCCTCGGGCCGCTCCCCCTTGGCCTTCATGGCCTCCAACTCGGTCTTGTTCGCGTCCAGCTCCTTCTTGATCTCCGCAAGGCGCAGGTTCACCGCCTCATTGCTCTTCACGACTTCGGCTTGGATTTCTTCCACGGTCGGCATGGGTTGCCGGCCCTTTCCCCCGCGCGGTGCGGGTGTCGAGAGGTTAGGCCGCGATCCGGCCGCGCTTCCGGAGGCTTTCCAGGAGCGGGGTCAGGTCGGGTTGCTTCGTCTCGGCTTCCGCGGGGGTGGCTAGACTCGGCGTCACCCCCCGGGGGGGTGAGGTGAGGTCTCCCGGCGCCAGCAGTGCCTTAATTGACTCGGCTTGCTCAGAGAGCGTGCCGTGTAGCTGCAGGAGCGCCTTCGCGATCCGCCTCTCCTCCGCCGTGGCGCTCCGTCCTTCGCGGCAGAGGGTATAGCTCTTTAGGATGTAGGGCAGCTCGAACAAGGTGTCGAGCATGCCGTCGCCACCGAAGCTCTTGACGGCCAAGATCGTAGCTAGAGGGTTGGCGGGCTCCAGATCGACCGCGCCTGCTTCGCGCCAGATCAATTCGGTGAGGTTCAGGGTCTCGATTTCGTCCCCGGTGATCGGGTCGGTCTCGGTCACCCAGTGCGCTCGGTCGCGCACGATGCCAGCCCGGAAGCTCGCGTGGGTGAGCGACCCGTCCGCGACCTGCTCAAGGTATTCGTCGCCAGCCCGCGTCTTGGAGCAAAAGCCGACGCACAGCAGGCCGTGGGTGTCCTCCTCGGCGTGACGCATCGGACCGACATTCACCTCGTGGTTCCGAAAGTGTTTCACGAGGCCCTGCGGCAGGCGATCCCGAATCGATTTGGAGAAGGCGCCGGGGATCACGCGCATGCCCTGGCTGTCGCGGTTGTTGAAGGCGGCGCCATAGAAAGTCACCTCCCGCTTCACCTTGTCCGCGGACATCTCTACTTCGATCGGGATGCTCAGCATATCGGCCTCAAGTGTCCATCGGAAGTGCCCGGCCTGTCAATTCGCAGGCTCCGCTGTTGGCTCCGCCGGGTCGGCCGGGGACTTAGGCGGGGCGACCGGTTCGCCCTCGGACTCCTCGCCGGCGAGCGGGTCCGCGGTTTCGGTCGCGAGCATCTGCTCCAGTGGCATCAGCGTTCCCGGAACAAGCGGCTCGTCCCCCAGGGGGCCGATCGAGTCGAATGGTAAGTCCATGCCGACGATGACCGCGTTGACGCTCACGCCCAGGTTCCTGGCCCGCTCCGCCGCCTCCAGCTGCGCGGGGAGAACGTCCTTCATGCCGGGCACCCCGGACAAATCGTAGACGACGCAGATCTCGCCGCGCCGCTTGAACGGCACGAAAGCGCGGTTGAAGGCGTCGCTCAAGATCTTGAGCATGTCGGCGCCGCCGAACTGGAGAAGGTGCGCCATGCCGCTCTCCAGGTTGGCGTATTTCGCGTCCGAAATGAAGAGCGTCGGCGAGATATTGAAGACGCCGCACACTTGGTCACGGGCGTGATCGATGGAGGCGTCCCAATCGCACTCGATCGGCGTCAGGGCCATGCGCTCGAATTTCGCGTCGCCGCCCATGACCAGGGGCACCCTGGCGTTCTCGGGGTTGGCGTAACGGGCGGCGAGCCAGCGCGCCTGCTCTTCAATCTGGCCCTGGGTTTTGAGGGACGGCATCATGAAGGCGCCGGCCGGCACCATGAGGTTGTTCGGCAGCCGGGCATTCCACGCGGTCATCGCCCGCACCATGTCGATGATCGGCGCGAGGGGGCGCATCGGGCTTCCGCCCCAGATCAGCGAGGCGTCGACCTTCTGGGCGTGGACCACCCGCCAGTGCTCGATCAAGGGCAGGTTGGGCCGATCGAGCCGCCGGTAGCCCTCGATC